CGTAGCAGAGAGATACTGTCAAGGAATACATGGCACTGATTTCTTTGTTAGTAATCTTCTCTACTTTGCCTTCCAAGATATCGCTTGGGTTAGGCATACTTGACGCAATCTTTCGATGCGCCATAAACTTGACGGCTAAGCCTTCTCCGACTGAACCTGCAACAAGATCTGTTGTAGTATTGTCGTCGTCGTCTTCGTCTTCAAGTAATTCGGAAACGAACGTCCAGCTACGTGGAGTAGCAAACGAACGGCTTGGCGACTTAGGATCAAAGTCATACAAGTCTTTTTTGCTGAACTGCATATAACCAACAACATCTTTGTGTACACGGTTATCTACAGCCCACTGGAACCAGTCATCAAATGATACAGCAAGTTCCAAGTGAACAAAGCGGTTAGCCAACGGTGCTGGCATACGATATGTAACACCTTTGTCTGCGTCACGGTTACCAGCTGCAACAATAAGAACGTTATCTGGTAACTTATAAGTACCAACCTTACGATTAAGGATAAGCTGATAAGCTGCCGCCTGTACAGCAGGCGCTGCTGAGTTCATTTCGTCTAAGAACAATACAATGTTATCGTATTGTGCCGCAAATTCTTCTGTAGGTAATTCTACAGGTGGTGCCCACTTCATTGTGTTATCGTTTGAAGCGTAGTATGGCATACCTTTAATGTCTGTAGGATCCCATAATGACAAACGAATGTCGATTAGATGTGAATTTTCCATGCCTTTGGTAATTTGGCCAATTACTTCCGATTTACCAATACCTGGAGGTCCCCACAAAAAGATAGGACGTTTCTTTTTAAAAGCACGTAAAATGCTTTTCTTTGCGCCATTAGGGCTTACAGTACGTGTAATTGATGCTTCCATCTTGTATTCCTTTATATTAAGTTATCAGTGCCTAGTTTCTAACTATACATATATAATAACATCAATACATAGAATGTCAAGTGTTTTTTTCATCTTTTTTGTTCTTTTTTAGAGCTTTCATTAGTCCGTATTTGCGAACATCGCCGCTAAAAAGACTTAGTTCGAGTGCCTTCTTTTCGTTCGTCACATACATACTACGTGTACCTAAGTAATAAGGGCAGTCTATAAACTGGTCTAACCATATAATAACCTGTGTAGTAAATTCAAAGTTTGTACTGTACGGGACTTCATATGTTTTAAGCTGAACTTTTTCTATGAGAAAATCGTATCCGTCGTCAGTAAGACGCAAGCCGCCTGTTTCTTTTTCTCTTGTGTTCTTCCACCATTGAGGCATATACTCTTTAACAGATAATTCACTTACTGCTATACCTGCTGCTTTTAAAAAAATTTTAGTATATACTTCTTTTGTGTTCATTCTTGAACTACTTCACCATCTGTGAGCATAACAACATTAAAATCCGTTGTATGAAACATTTCATTTAACTTTTGTGCTAGATTGTGAGCATGTCCTGGGTTACTAAAGCTGACTTTTTTGTATTTTGGACCAGGATAACTAGTAAGTGCATTAGAACTTTTTAGATTAAACGGTTTATTTTTGTAAAATACAGCCCAAATAGCTTCCGCATCAAGAACTTGTTCTACCTTGTATGTCTTTTTATCAACGTATTCTAATAATACTTTAGGCTTTGGCCGACTCATATGCGTATCCTTAATTAACTACGCATATATTTATCTCTTTTTACCAGCTAGATCCGCCATCCATTTGGATTTGTATTACTTCATTTTCTTTAGAATACTCTTTTTGCAACAATTGTTCTAAGTCACCGTTAAGTCTTGCCATAACTTGTCCTAGGGTAAGCGCCAGACTCCTAGCTTGTTCGATTGACATTTTAATTTCTTTTGCTCTTGTAGAGTCAGCAGTCTTAACTTGACTTAAAAACTGCTGAATAGGCATATTATTAAGAGGAGTGTTTGTTTGCATTAGACAATTCCAATCTCATATGTAAGTCGTCTTTAAAAGGTCCTTTAAATTCATACCTTTGTATTGTAATTAGCTTAGGACAAAAACTTTTAACCCAACCTTTTTCAAATCTAATAATATAATAGCCTGCGGCATACAGGCTTTTACTCTTTTCACTTTTTGTAAACAACGGAAGTTTTTGTTTCACATCCCATATAATATTATGTGGCTTAGTGCTAGTTGGATATTCGTATGCAATGTTATCAGATTCTTCTGCATCACTAATAGACTCTGACCATAGTATATTTCCGCCTAGTGCTTTGTTAAGCTGACTTGGATTTGTGTACATATGTGTACCAGTATCGCATGAATACAAGTATTGATCTTCTGATACACTTAATGTACCTACATTGCTACCATTTTGTTCTATAATCCAGAACTTATCTTTTAAAATAGGCTTTGCTTTTATCATTTAGGATACCTCGCTTGTAGTGGTTCTGCGAAAAGGTTAGCTTGATCTGCAACTCGTTGCATATCCCATTTCGCACAAAATTTCATAAGACGTAAACCTACTTGTGATATCGACTTAGGTTCAACATCACTAATAGTATTATTAATTATCTCTCTAATATCTGCAGGCTGTGCAGTCAAATCGCATAGTGTAACATTACGATTGTAGTCATCTAGTACACGATGCTCTTCACCTTCGTGATCTACCCAACGCTGTAGCATCATATTATTCCAATTAAAGCCTTTTGTCTCTTTATCAGCATATGCTTCGATAAGACCTACTTTGTTTTTAGTGCCTTTCTTACGTACACCAGGATAAGCACTAAACACGTTGTCACTAGTATCGCCACGCATACACTTTTCAAACAACATAAAGTTAGGCTCAGGTGCAGCTTTAGGCTCTTTAGTCTTTTTATCTACTACAGGTGCACCGTTATCATCAAAATACCCTTCGTGTGTAATAGTTGTGTTACTAATACCGTTATATTGTTTAACATTAGGAGCAATAAGTTGTGCAAAGTCGCCATCTGTACTAACAATAACATGATTATCATTAGGATGTGCTTGTACCCAACCTGCAATATAGTCGTCAGCTTCTAGAACAGGGTTTTGTAGTACAGTACAATTTGTTTTGTCAGCAATAAAGTCTTTAAACTCGTCAAATATTTCAAAGAATACTTTATCTTCTTCTTGCTGACTAGGAGTCATTGCATCACGACTTACTTGTCTATTACGCTTGTAAGGCTGATAAAAGTCCTTGCGCCAGCTACGTCCTTCTAAGCAGAAAACAACATGCGAACCTTCAAAGTCACGCCATGCTTTCTTAACACTATTAAGTGTAATATGTAGTGCCATACCAACCTTAGTGTCGATATCGCCACGTACTACGTGTCTTGCACGAAAAAACGTGTTAAGAGTGTCTACTAAAATATAAGTTGCCATTGTATTGCCTAAACTGTTACTAACTATATACGATTATATACGATTATATACGATTTGTCAAGGATAAAATGTGTTAAAAGATATAACATTACGCATTTTGGTAGAATTAATAGTAGTTTCATGATCCATCCAGCTTGGAAATATATACAGCATATAGTTTATACATGGTAATTTTTGTGTATATTCATTCCATTGCGTTACTTCTCTATGTACTTCTGCCATTCTATATGGTCTAATCGGACTGTGTACTACTAACGGTACACTATCGTCGTCGCAATCATAATAAAAAGCACCACTTACAACACTTCCTTCATGTCTATGTAATAGAGTTTTACCATCGACACCCATTCGATTGGTCCAAGATCCCTTTATAACAATATCTTGTAATCCTGCCACGTTAGCATACTCCGATACACAGCGTGAAAAAGATTCATTAAGCCAAGGAAAGTCATGTAAAAAGTTTGGATTTTTTGTATAGGAACTTTTACCTTTATGTTGCAACGCATGTTCAGTATGTTCAGGTGTATTTTCACTTAATTGGAGCATATGCTCGTCACTAAATTCTTTACTTAAATCAAACTGCATAACTAAACTTGGAAATAAGCTGTAGGCTGTTGCTTCTATTGTCATGATACTTCTGATTTACCCTTGTCTATAGGTACAACATTTATATATCCTGCACCAACTGTAGGATCTTGTCCTTCTTCTTCAAGCATTTGATAGACAATAGTTCTAAACCATGCATCAACTATCTGTTCGTTTGTTTCGCCTGAGTATCCAGCATCGAGTAATTGTTCAATAAACTCGTTATTCCAGTCGATTTCAAAGAATCCATTGCGAATATTTTCTGGATTTATCTGCGTATCAAGTACAGCAACCCAAGGTTTACCAGCTTTAGTTGCTGCTTCCTTTTCTGATTCTAATGCAGATCTTCTTACGTCTTCGTCCGTAAGTTCTTTTGTTTCTTTGTCTCTTATGAGTTTATTCCACCATCCCATTAGTATTCCACCTTTTGTTGCAAATATTGTATTTCAATTTGTTTAGCATTAAGTTCTTCACTATAGCCGTCATCGATTCTATAGCTTACTCCTTGCTTATATAATTTGATATTTAGTTTGTTTATACTAGCTACGTACAAACGTAACTCTTTAATCATGTCTGCTACTTTAGGATCTTTCATTACCAACCAGCCTTTCTAATTGCATCTTGATCAATAGATGCTTTCATTGCTTTCTCATGCTGAGAGTTCTTATACTCTCTAAGTTCCCCATGCGTTTCCGAAGAGCGAGATATGTAGTCTTGGGGTAAAACGCCATCCTCTTTCCATACACGCTTCTGCGACATCTTTGACGTTGAGCGTGTATTCTTCCGAACGACCACCAAGCGGCATAAGGTATACAGGACACTCCACACCTTTAGCACGATATGCTTCGACAGCTCTAGTAACTTCATCAAAGTCATCTTTAGTAGCCACAACAAACTTAAGATACAGGTCGCTATCGTTAATAAGCTGATACTCCCAAGCAACATCAGGCAATATAGCAGTTTCCCAAGGTTCTCCTGAGACACTAAGTTTTGGGGAACAACTCCAAGTGACTTTAAATCTTGTTTGACGATCGAGATATTTGAAGAAATCGCTGTGTAAAGGTTGTGTAGTGTTTGTTTCAAATGTGACATTTTTTAAATCCTGCATACGTGGGTGTTCAAATAACTCTACATATAACCTTTGCCATGCAAGCAAAGGTTCACCACCCGTTAATATCAAATGGACATCTTGACCATTCTCCTGTACCCACTTACCGTTAGGAGTAAGTGAAAGTAAATGCTCAACTACTTCGTCAATAGTTGCTTCTTTGTTAAAGTGTTTAAACTCTGGATAGATACTTGCATATGTATCGCATCCTGTGTGTACAATAGGTAAGTCTGTAAACTTCTCAGTTGTTTCGTGTACACCTGCGTCAATTAATGCTTTTACTTCTGCATTATAACGGTTACCTTCTTT